GTTGAGGATGGGGCGCCCACTGTTGCGGATTTTAAGAGTCTTTTGCCTGACGTCGCCCAGGTGTTGGTAGCCCGTTTCCCTGCGCATTTCGTAGGGTTCAGAGGTTGAAGGTGCCAGCCTTTGGAGGATGTCGTCGACTAGGGCTGACGCACCGCAATGGTTGCCTAATGGAATGGCAACTTCGACAACTTCCACTTGGCCGGGGGAGAGGCTTTCTGGAAGGTCAGAGGGCGGGGCGTCCACAGCGAATAGCTGAAAGCCACCAGCTATGTCTTTGTTGACTTGGCAGCTCTCTGGCACAGCAAATGAAGTAGAGCTGTGCAGCCAGGCAGGGCGAAGGTTTAAGTCCTCAACAAGACCGTGATCTAAGTCAGCGGGAGCCTGGGGGGCTAGCTTCTTGATCTCGGTTGTGGTGGTGGAGGCATAGACGCCAGTTGTGAAGGCCACATCAGAGAACGCACGATAGCCACTGGATGTGGCGCAGGCGTCTCTGGAGCCGACTTTTTGGTTGAAGTCTATGCGCTTGATATCCAGGATGCGGCGCGCACCCATGGAGAGGACAGAAACGTTCAGCTGTCTGGTGTGCCTGGTTATGGCGACATAAATTTGAGCGGGGACTTTGCAGGCCGTAGTGGCGCAGTCTCCGGTCATGATTAAGTCGCATTCAGGCTGGCGGAGACCTTGAATGCTGGCGACAGTCTTCACTTTGTGCAGCTCACTGCTCTTCTTGGAGAAAGTAAAGGCCGTAGCTGCTCGCTGGCGCCAGTCAGAATCCTTCAGGGTTCTAGCTAGGTCCGTGAAACGGACACTGTCTAGATTGGGGTTGAGGGTGGTAAAACCACGAGCCCAAGGGAATCTTGACACCAGGTACGCCATCACATCTAAGGGCACGGCGTAGCTGACTGTGAGGCGGGCTACATCGCCAATGATAGCTTCACTAAGGCTCTTACACCTTGAAGCACAGCCAGCAGTTCTGTTAGAAGAATCATACTTCTGCTGCATGCTGTCTCCGACTAACATGAGTCTGGAGCTAACATTGGCGTAGTAGCACACGGCCACAGGGTCCATGAGGTAGGCCTCGTCGATGATGATGGCTAAACCAGTGGCGTCAGGCATGGCCGAAGCCCAGCTCTTTGCGTGGCAGCCGGCGTCGACAAACTCTTTCTTTAGAGCACTGGTGGGTGTGACAATCAGGTCCCAGCTGCCAGTGTTGTAGGCATCCAGGATGAATCTGGATTTGCCAGAGCCTGGTATTCCGTTGATGGCTGTGAAGTCGCCATCGGGCTTGGGGTTGAGGTTCCCCAGGGCCTTGAGGGTGGCTTGGGCTTCTTTGTGAGCCTCATAATAGGGGCTGTTTTTCTTGCACTCCAAGGTCTTGGATAGGGCATCGATCTCATATTTCCCGTTAGTGAAGCCAAAATCAAGGGTGACTTGAACGGGGAGTACTTTAGTTACAGGATTTGGAACAACGAAGACATTGAGGCCACTCTGGTAGGGGGCGCCAGAGAGCTGAGGGTGGACAAACATTGGGGGAAAAGTGAGGTGAGTGGAGAGGAGGAAGGCGCGGGCTGGCTCGGGGAGGGCGTTAAAATCTGTAGCGCCGTAGACCTTGAGGATGGATTTGTACTGGGCGAGGGAGAGGCTGCGTCCGGCATTTGAGGACGTGCCCAGCCATTCCAGGACCTGATGGTCTGGTATGGGCAGGCAGCAACCCTGGCAGAAGACGAACACGCGGGAAACGTCTTCTGCGAGGGTTGTGTTGTCCTCGGCTCCGATGAATTGGGTTATGGAGCGGCCCAAAATGCTGGTCTCCCTGGGGTCAGTGATGGTGAGGAGGGGGGTTGGAGCAGGGATAGCAATGATTGGGATTGGGACAGGATCAGGAGTTGAGGATGGAGGTGTTGGGGTGGCGGGAATGGGAAGCTGGCCCAAAGGAGGAGAGGGAGCCGCCTCACCTATGGCTGTGGTGACGAAGGAGCAGTCATCGGTGGAGGATGAGTGGATTGAGACATCGTCGGGGAAGTCAGCCTGTTGATGGTGAATGTCGACCAGCCATTGGGCTGTGCGATCTCTGGGGACCATGGCGTAAACACCGGTAGCCCTGTTGAACATGCTGACTTCGCTGATGACGCTCTCAACATCACTCACTTCAGTGGTGGTTGAGGAGGTGGCTAAGCTGGGCGGGGGCGCAGGTGGGAAGGCGATGTAGGCACAGGGGCAGTTTGACACACCGTGACGGCACGGGGTGGGGGGAGCGCGGTAGGCCTGAATGGCCTTGATGGCGAACATCTTCTTAACTAGGAACATCCACTTCCGCACCGTTTTAAGGGGGCGGAGGAGGGTGAGCCAGGGGTAGAAGATGAACTCCATACCGGCGCACTTCTTGACAGTGCGGTGTGCCTCTGAGCCGGGGGTGACCTCTTGATAGAAGCCGGGGGCGCAATTGGATTGAATGATGATTTTTTCCCAGGGCTGGCAATTGAGGAAAGAAAAAACACTTGATGTGGTGCAGATATCTTGAAATTGTCTTGAGGAATTGGCTTTTTTCCAGAAGTCCTGGACTTTGAGGGCAAAATAGGTGTGCGAGCTGACGAGGTTGGCATGGGCGCGGATGATTGTATCCGTGCTGATGTCATCATCGCCGATGTCGCAGACCGCCATGAAGCCCTTGGGAAGGCACTGAGGGCAGAGGACGTTGGTGCCAGGGTGAATATGTTGATTGCTGGGAATGACAAGGAGCCTGGAGGCGTAAAGGCCACTGTTGGTGACGTGGGCGTGGTGGTGGACTTCGTGCCCGCGAAGTTCAGACCAGGCCCCCAGGTCGTTGAGGGGGAGGGCGCAGAGGTTGTCAATTTTAAGGGTGGGATGAAGGAATCTTTTCTCTTTGCGGCCGCGGGTGAGGAGGGAAAGGATGGAGGATGTCTTCTTGTTGTTACGACCTTCAAGGGGGTCGGAGTGGTAGATTTTGATGGTGTCCTGCCAGGGTTCTCTGATTGACTGCCTGGGAGCCTTGTGCTTGGTGAGAGCCATGGAGTAGGGCACGTAGTGCCTGCAGACATCGTCTGTACTTACATCCACGGTGCAATGGCTGCTTACATTTATTGAGTTGCAGGCAGTGGGGTCAACGAAGTTGACAAGCCCCCAGGCGTAGCACAGGGTCACAGAAGGGTAGGCAGGGAGGTCCGGCCAGTGGCCGGTGACTGCTTTAGCACAATGGTGATAGCAGTATCCATCGTCGTCAGGATCGATGGTGACAATTCTACCGTCGGGGTAGTTGCCATGGACTGTCGCCAGCCCGTGCTCGACGAGCGAGCCTTTGAACTCAGCGGCGTTGGTGTATTGCCGAGTACAAATGCACCAGAGAACATAGTGTTTCTTGGTGAAGCCCGCCAGCTCGGCGAGGACCCCCTGTGTGTAGGGGTTCAAGGATATGTCATTGCCCAAATAAAAGAAGATCATGTTTTTGAGGGCAGAGAAGAAGCCCACATCAGGGGACTTCTGGATATGGGTGACCATGTAGCTGAGCACTTGGGTTGAGTAGTACCTCCGCACCATGGTGCTGATGAGCAGGGCCAGCACTATGTGATCAAAATCATCTGGGTTGAGACTTATACCACGGTTTATCATGTGGTTGCCAACTGTGATTGTGAATGTGGAGGCACTGATGTACGAACCGGCTGTTTGGCGTGACATGTCTTTGTCTGCGCGGTTGCTCAGGAACTGCCCACATCGGTTATATATGTCGGTGGGCAGCTCGTAGTACTTGAGGTTTTTAATAGAGCTCAAGAGGCCCGCTGCAGTGTTGATGCTGAACGGGGTCATGTTGGCTGACCTGCGGAGGATAGGCAGGAGTGCAGCTATGTCCGGGATGCGGACAGTGTCTCTTTTGTAGGGGGTGAACCTCCTGATGAGGACATCCGCTGAGGTGCATCTGTACACCTCGACAATTGCAACGGGGCCGTAGTTTCTGACTATCTCGAAACTAAGGCTAAAATCACGCCCGTTGTGGACCGGGCTGTTTAGCCAGGAGATCCAAGTGTCGTAATCATGGGTGTATGAGAAGGACAGGTCGGGCATATGCATGTGGATTTTGTTGCCGATTCTGTCGAACTCATAGGAGCAGCCAGTGGCCTCGTCCGTGAAGTTCGCTCCCATAATCAGGGGGGTGGGGAGGAACAGGGCGAAGCGACCTCGAATGGCCGAATGTTTTGCAAAAATGTCGTAGACATCCTTGTATGTGAGGTCATGCGCCACCATGTTGGCGTAGACGTAATCAGCAGGGACATCGCAAGCACCAGCGCCGGAGGAATGATGGGCGAAGTTGTTGAGTATGTCTGCTTGATTTGATGGGCTGATTGCCTTTATGTATCTGGACTGGGTGCGTCCGGACATGAGCGAGTCAGAATGACTCTGGGGCAAATTTGTGAGGGAGGGCCCGACTTCGAGGGTGCCGGCCCTGGCTCTGAGAGATGTAAACTCTCGCTCTGCGATAGTGGACAGAGCATGGGTGAAGGCATGGCCATTCACTGGAGTATCCACGGGGTTGAGTGGTGCTCCAGTTATTCTAGAATGGGTGTGGCCTCCCTCTTGCACAACGAGAAATCCAGTGGTGCGAGCTAGGGATTTCTGTAAGGCTGGTGATACTTTAAAAGGAACGACGACTGGATCTTCAATGCAGTCGGATAGGCTGTCGACGGACAGCTTGTTCAGAATATCAACCACCTCGTTGTGTGCATGAGTGGGATATGCCGCGGGCTCGAGTGGCCCGGGCCCCTCGGTTTGAGGGGATAGATTCATATGATGTTGCTCTCGGCAAAAGATGTAATTAAGCCGAGGAGGGGGCTGCGGAACCAGCAGCTAGGTGTGGGTATCAAAGCCCACAGCGACAGGACTCTAACGGCCTGGCGCCTACTGCACGGCCTTACCGTGCGTTGGTGTAGCAGTGTGACGTACTGCTAAACGGGGCTGTAGAGCCCGAAGGTTAGAATCCGCTATAGAGCGGATAGGTTTC